ATGCCACGCGATTACGAGATAAAAGATGCCTTCAGGCTTGCCATTAAACGCGACGCGCGCGGGCGTTACACCGTGAGCACACTCGACTTTATAAAAAAACTCCAGCAGCTCAACTGGCACTTCAGCGCCAGGGAAGCAAACAGATGGATAGAAGCGCACAAGTCAGATTTCCGGGATATCTCAGCATCGGAAGGAGAGGAACGCACCTTCCAGGTCTTTAACCCGAATGGCGGCATGTGATGTTTGCGCTGGTGGATGTGAACTCTTTTTACGCCAGCTGTGAGACGGTGTTCCGGCCTGACCTGCGCGGCAAGCCGGTTCTGGTTCTGAGCAATAATGATGGCTGCGTCATCGCCCGGAGTGCGGAAGCTAAAGCGCTGGCCATTCCTATGGGTGCACCCTATTTCAAACTCAGGGAGGACATCAGGCGGCACAGGATCCATGTATTCAGCAGTAATTATGCGCTGTATGCCGACATGAGCAGCCGGGTAATGACAACGCTGGAGCAGATGGCCCCCAGCGTGGAAGTCTATTCAATTGATGAAGCGTTCCTGGACCTGACCGGTGTGCGCAACTGCATGGTACTGGAAAACTTCGGACGGGAAGTGCGTGAGACGATCAAACGCAACACACACCTGACCGTGGGCGTGGGCATTGCCCAGACCAAGACGCTGGCCAAGCTGGCAAACCATGCCGCCAAGAAGTGGAAGCAGACTGGCGGCGTCGTCGATCTGTCGAATATCGACCGGCAGCGAAAGCTGATGGCGCTTGTGCCTGTTGAGGATGTATGGGGAGTGGGGAGGCGAATCAGTAAAAAGCTCAATGCAATGGGTATCACCACGGCCAGAGATCTCGCAGAACAGAGTACCTGGATCATCCGTAAACACTTCAATGTTGTACTCGCGCGTACCGTCAGGGAGCTGCGCGGCGAGTCATGTCTTGCGCTCGAGGAATTTGCACCCACCAAACAGCAGATTGTCTGTTCACGTTCGTTCGGTTCCCGTATCACCGTATACATGGATATGCGCCAGGCGGTGTGTGCCTTTGCCGAACGCGCCGCTGAAAAGCTGAGAAAAGAAAGGCAGTACTGCAGGCAGATAGCCGTTTTTGTCCGGACCAGCCCGCATGCCGACGGTGAGGTGTTTTATGGTAATCAGGCAACCGGCAGGCTGCTGATCCCCTCAAACGACACCCGCGATATTATCCGGGTCGCTATGGACGCGCTGGACAGGATCTGGGTGGACGGACATCGCTATATGAAAGCGGGCATCATGCTGGGCGACTTTTATAGTCAGGGCGTGGCTCAGCTTAGTCTGTTTGACGAATACCAGCCGCAGGCAAACAGCGAGGCCCTGATGCGTGTTGTCGACGGGCTTAATCAGAGCGGTAAGGCGAGTTTGTTTTTTGCGGGACAGGGTATTCAGAAATCCTGGGAAATGAAGAGAGAAATGTTGTCGCCGGCATACACGACCAGATTTGCAGATCTTCCCATGGCTAAGTAATGTTTGACGTCAGCCACTGACGTCCTGCATGCCTGATGACTATTTTCGTTATCAGCGTGGGCTAAAAAGATGCAACGTTGAACTGATATGAAGAAGGTGAAGCAGAAAGCTGAAAATATGCTGATGAATATCTTATTGACGCGCAGGTGGGGAGTTAACGTGATCCTGAGGCAGTAATTTATCATGGATGAATGTTCATAACTGCAGGTTAATAAGCTGAAAAACATAGCCGATTATATACAGTACGCGATGAGATTAGCAGCCTGAAATCCTGTCCGGAAAGTCCATGCCGGAAATACTGTGAATGTGCAGAAATTCATTCAGCACATAATATCAATTATCAATGTGAAGTGAATCGTTTATTGAGATGCGTAGCTGATTCCCTTTTTATTGACTGCCTCATTTACAATGAGGGCTGATGTTAACATGCCATCTATTTGATCAACCGTCTGCGCTTTAAAGTATTACATGTAATTTCTTAATGTTTAAAACAAATGTCTCAGGTTAGAAATACTGTTTGTCTGGCGTGTTGTCGGTTAGGAACAGGTGCTAATGGGATTCTGAAAGTTAGTCCTAAAGATTATAAAGTGTTAATTTTTTATCTTTAAATTCAGGCTGTTATTTGAACTTTTCCGCTTTACACATTTTTCATGGCAAACGATTGCATTGAATATCTCTCAGGATATGAGTAGTAATAATGCACCTTACAGGAAGCGCGTGGTTTATTTCTTTTTACCTGAGCTGCTAGAGACGGAAACATGATATGAAAAGTAAAGATTGTCGTGTTATTTTTATCGGAGAAAATAACATTTTACATCAGGGTTTATTCAGTCTTATTGACGCCGAATGCAGCAAAAGGCATTTGTCTGTATTATCGTGCAATGATTTTCAGCAATTTCGTGTTCAGATACCGACCAGGTATTCTGGGTATTATCAGCTCGCTGTTCTTTGTCTCGGATATAATGACTTTTTTCCCCACTGGTTCAGCACCTTTCTGACGTTATTACGTAAAACGAATGGCAATGTACTGGTGTTCACAGACAACCATGCTCTGCTTACCATGCGGAAAAGAACTCTTATGAATCGCGTTTGTGATATGGAGTACATACTGGATATATCGTTACCCGTCACCTACATCTCTTTTGTGCTCGAGCACTATATGAACAGGAAGCGCTCTATGAGAGTAAACTGCAAAATATCTGTGCGGGAGCTTGCCGTAATTGATGGTTTTCTGAATGGTGTTGATGCCGTGCACCACTCTTCAAAGCTGGGAATTGAAACCACAACGCTCTATCAGCACCGTAAAAACTGCGCCAACAAACTTGGCGTGAGAAATCTCAAAGATTTACTCAGACTTTGATCACCGGGGGAAGTCGCGTGCCCGTCATCAATATTCATAAAATCGACTGGTTCCGGATACTCACAGACCTGAGCCGTTTTGGTTACTCTCTGCAGGACATTGCGGATGAACTGGATGTGGTTGCCTCCACACTTATCGGATGGAAGAAAGGGGCCAGCCCCCGGCATCATACGGGTGAAGCGCTCATTGAATTATGGTGTCGGGTGACCGGGAAGGGCAGGCATGAACTGCCAAAGGAAACGTTTGTTCAGAAATTCGTTTTTCACTCTGCGGAACGCCTCTGCCGTCATTCAGAAAAATGAATCTGAACGGACTCATAGTGCCGGTCACTGTCTTACCGGCACAGAGTCATCATGATGAAGCTTGAAAGTGTTGTTAAGTATCACTCCCCGCGTTCTGTCACGCCCTTTGCTGGCCAGTCACCTCTGTCACCTGATGCCATAACCGGCAGTGATGTTATGGCCGCACTGGGGATGGTGCAGAAGCACGCTCCCCTCGGTTATTCTGCCTTCTTCGGAAAAATGCATCTCAGTCGTTATGACCGAGACCGCGCCATACGATTACTGGCGTTCGTTGGTCTGCGTGCATCTGCGCGTTATCCGGCCCTCACAAAACTGCCTGAAGATGAGCGTATGGCCATCATCACGGTTATTGCAGGCTATGCCTTTCTCGATTATGCGCGCAGCCCGGATGCAACATCGTCATGTCACGCCTGTAACGGCACAGGCCTGCGTAAAGGAAAATGCTGCAGCAAATGCGGAGGGAAAGGTGTCGTGCGCGCTGCCTGCAAAGACTGTAAAGGGCGCGGTCAGTCAGTTAACCGGACGAGGACACGTTTTCAGGGCGTGCCGGTTTATCAGCCCTGTAAGCGGTGTTCCGGACGGGGCTTTGAGCGTATCTCTTCAGCTGTTGTATACAGGGCAGTGTGTCAGGTCACGGACGCTATTACGCTGGATACCTGGCACAAAAGCGTGAAGCAACTACACGAGTTTTTGATTGCCGAGTTGCACCGGGAAGAATCCTGGGCAGAGAAAGCGTTATCGCGCATTACTAAATAGCGAACGATAATTTACATGACGATGTTATCGCACACTATTTACTTTTCCATTTTTTGTGTTATTTTGGCTCCAACGATGGGTAAATGACCCTCGAGAGATTTTTATTCAGCCCTGTCATCTTTGTCAGGGCTTTTTTTTTGGGGCCGGATGTGCCGTCACTGCACCCCGTTCACCCTCCAGCTCAGGTTTCATTCCTCCTTACTCTGCGCGGCAAACCACGATGAGCAAATTCACAACCGGTGTTGCTTACAGCGCATCAGCGGGATCTGTACTCCATGGTGTCCTTACTTACTTCAGTCCCGATGAGTGGAGTGCTGTAGGCGTGCTGGTCGGTATCAGCATTGCGACCGTTACCTGTATCACCAACTGGTATTCCAGGCGTAAAGCAACACTGGCAGAGATCAGGGCGCTGCGCTGCACCTGCAAGGAAGAGCCGCGCTGAATCATGGCTATCTCCGCTGCGATGCGTAACAGACTTCTGGCTGCAGCTGGTGCGGGCGCCCTGGCTTTGGCTATTACGCTGCTGGGCGGTCCGGATGGTCCGGATGGTCTGGAAGGTCGTCGTTATGTACCGTATCGCGATGTCGCCGGTGTGCTCACGGTATGTGATGGTCATACGGGCACCGATATTGTCAGAAACAAAACCTATACCGACAGGGAGTGCGACACTCTGCTGCGCGCAGACCTGAAACCCGTTCAGGCCGTCGTTGACAATGTTGTCACGGTCTCCCTCAGCGATTACCAGCGCGCCGCACTTTACAGCTTTGCCTATAACACCGGTACTGACGCTTTTTCCCGATCTTCACTTTTGAAAAAACTCAACGCAGGCGATAAAACAGGCGCGTGCAATGAACTGCGCCGCTGGGTCTTTGCGGGCGGCAGGAAATGGAAAGGGCTGATGAACCGCCGCGAAACTGAGCGTGCACTATGTCTGGCGGAGAACGGTGATGACCTTAAACAGAATTAAATGGGATGCCGTTGTGATAGGGCTGCTGCTTGTCCTGGCTACAGGACTGGGTGTCACGATTAAGCTTCAGTCCATTTCTAATGCCCGGCTCAACAGACAGAACAGGCAACTGGCGCAGGAAAAGACCTCAGCTGAAGTGTTGACGATTAACGTCCTGAAGGCTACAGCACTCTTCAACGACATCGCCCGGGCAACGCACAATGATAATCAGGCCACTAATGCAGAAAGCGAACGCAGAGTGGTGGTCATCCGGAGGCTGGTCAAAGGTAACAGCTGTGCCTCTGAACCTGTTCCTCGTCACGCTGCTGACCAGCTGCGCGCGCACAGAGACACAGTACGTTCCGGTTCCGCCCGTGCTGATACCGGCAAGTCTGCTGGCTGACTGCGAAGTGCCGCCTATTCCAGAGCCGCTTACCTGGGGAGAGAGTCTGGAGTTGAATGAACGATTGCTTAGCGTTGTTGAACAGTGTAACCGTGACAAGGCCGCCATTCGGCAAATCGAACGGGAACGGCAAAAGTGAACATACTGTGGTTGCTGTAAGGCAAAGCAGCGTGATCAGCACATGGCTCATCGGGTATGCTCCTGACCCTGAGCTTTATGGATGAGGATCACATGAAACGGTTAGTCAAAATTTCAGCCATCACAATTACACTTCTGGCAGTGCTCGCACTGGCTGTAATGATTCTTTTAATAGTATCAATGAGGCCTTCAAAAGTTGATGCTGCACAGGCTGAGGCCTGTCGACACTATGACAATCAGACAATCATGGCTAAAGTGATACGGGCTAAAACCGGAGCTAAGAAAGAGTGGAAAAGTTTCTCTGACGTTCAGGACGCAGCTGAAAAGAACGGAATTCTGATTGACTATGACCAGATGACATTCGGGAACGATATCTGGTTAGTTCCTTTCACTCAGCGTAGCGGTCAGTCAGCAACCGGGGAATACTTTGCCATGCTGGATTGCACCACAGACAGTGTTGAATTCAGTAAAAAGTGATTTTCCACGACTAGCTAGTAAGCATAATAAGTCGCATTTGTTATTTTGCCTCATTGCAGCGGCGACAGTTTATAAAAATTGACCACCGGTCTTACTAACGCCGCTCAACAAGGTCATTTCACTAAAAGAGAGCGAAACGAAGTAGCCCGAGAGCAAATAGCGGGGTTGCAGCAGTACATCAGTGATCAATGTTTAATTGACAGCAAGGCCCCCTTATCCAGAGGCCTAGACACATTAAAGATAATGTCAGGTGTAACAGTTTCAAGCCAAAAGAGACGCAAGTTCTTTTACGATTTCATCCATAGTCTGGGTTGATGTATTCATAGCGACTTTATCAGCTAGAGAGGGACTGAACTTTATTACTTCGGATTTGGAAATCTCATGCCATATTGGCAGCACTCGTCCTTGACCATTCATTTCCGAGGTTATAAGTCCATTGAGTTCGTATTCAGTCCATTGTTTTTGTATGAAATTTTTCGATAGTATGACAATGCCAAATCGCGAGCTAGAAAGTCCTTTATCTATGTTTTTCCTCAAGCTATCGCCCCAGCGTAAGGTCATTTCATCGTACCAAACAGCTATACCTCTATCAATTAGAGCCTGTGCAAAAGGGCGCACAAAATCGTCTTTGTCTTCGCTCGCATGGGAAATGAACACATCATATTTTACATTATCGACAACAGGTAGTTGCGGAGTGCTTGGCAATAAAGTAGCAGGAGGGGCATAAAGAGCTTTTTTTTGGCGCTCGAGTTCTTGAGTGAGGAGCTTTTGGTGAGCCAATGCTTCTTTTTCACGTTTTTTCAGTAATTCATCCTGTTTTTTTCTCTCTAATGCTTTTTCTTTTGCCAGTTGAGTTTCATACCGCATTAAGTCGGCTGATTTAACAGAGATTTTCTTTCCTAGATCCGCCTTACGCTCATTACATTTGGCAATGTCACTCTGATGACGCTCCGTTTCACGTATTTTAGATGAGATAGTGCTTTGTGATGTTGCTTTCGATAAGGCAATCCTCGCTTGATTGAGCTTGGTAAGCAACTTTGTTTCGTTAGTTTGCTCTGCAGCTACTTTTTTTTGGAGATCTGCTAAGTCTCGTAGAATTCTGTTGATGTTTGCTTGTGTGCTTGAAATTGCCATATCTTTCTCACGTAGTTTATTTTGCTTTGTTTTGAAGCTAAATGGAGGTTGAAAATGTGGAGTTGCATCAAATCTTCTACGTAGGTCATACGTCGTGAGCAAATCAGCAACTATGAAAGTTGATTCTTCAGTCATGGGGTTGGCTGAAAGCATACGTCTAAATGGTTCTTCTGAGCATGATCTCACTTTATATTATTCAAAATGTTCACTAAATATATTTTATTAAATGAGGTTTAAATGGCACTCACCGACAAACAGAAAATGTTCTGTCGCGAGTACCTCATCGATTTGAACGCAACGCAAGCGGCTATTCGGGCGGGGTATAGTGCAAAAACTGCGAATGAACAGGGTGCCCGTCTATTAGCAAATGTTAGCGTTCAGATAAGAATCCATGAATTAAAAGCCAAGCGCAATGATCGGATAGATGTTGATGCCGATTATGTGCTGAAGCGCTTGTTTGAGATAGACCAGATGGACGTGCTCGACATCATGACAGATGACATGCGTATTAAACCTGTATCGCAATGGCCAGCCTCATGGCGTCGATACCTGAGCGGATTCGATCTGGCTGAGATTTTTGAAGGCCGGGGCGAAGAGCGCGAGATGGTCGGTATCCTGAAAAAGATTAAGTGGCCGGACAAAGTCAGGAATCTGGAGCTGCTCGGCAAACACATTTCCGTGCAGGCTTTCCGTGAGCAGGCCGCGACATCACTGACAGGTAAATATGGCGGCCCGCTCGAGGTTGCGCTGCTTTCACGCGAGGAATACCGGCAGGCCCGCCGGGAAATGCTGGAGGATGACGACTGCTGACTTCAAAACCGCTGCACGCCGTATAGAGTGTGAAGAGGACGGGCTCTATTTCACACGGTACTTCTTTAAGCAGCGCACCGGCAGCAGAATGCTTGTTGCGCCTCATCATCAGGTGATACAGCGGACGCTGGACCAGGTGATTGATGGCGATATCCGGCGACTCATCATCAACGTTCCGCCTGGCTACACCAAGACGGAACTGGCTACCATCAACATGATGGGTCGCGGGCTGGCGCTGAACCGCCGCGCCCGCTTCATGCACCTGTCCTATTCCCACAATCTGGCCTTACTGAACTCGTCAACCACGCGCAGCATCGTGAAGTCTGCCGCTTTTCAGGCCATGTGGCCGATGGCGCTGCGTGATGATGCCGACAGTAAAGCCATGTGGTGGACCGAATACGGCGGCGGGGTCTATGCCTCATCCGCTGCAGGGCAGGTTACCGGCTTTCGTGCCGGCCACATGGAGCCGGGCTGGCAGGGAAGTCTTATAATTGATGATCCGGTGAAACCTGACGACGCCTACAGCGAAACAATACGCGCCGGGGTCAACACCCGCTTTAACGAAACCATTCGTTCCCGTCTGGCCATCGAGACCACGCCCATCGTGGTCATCATGCAGCGCATTCACTACCACGACCTGAGCGGATACCTGCTGCGCGGTGGCAGTGGCGAACAGTGGCACCACCTGAACCTGCCTGTGCTGATTGATAATAGCGAGCAGTATTCAGCGCTATATCCTGAAAACTCGCATGCAATACCCATTGAAAATGGTCTGCCTGACGGCTGGCTGTGGCCATACAAGCACAACGAGTCGCATCGCGTTTCCCTGTTTTCACACCGGCGCACCGCTGAGGCGCAGTACATGCAGCGCCCCCGGCGGTTCAATGCCGAAGGTGCGCTCTGGACAGAAGTTATGGTGTCCGGTGCGCGAGCGCTGGATATTGCCCTTCACCCCTCACGTACTGTGGTTGCTATCGACCCGCAGGCAACTAACAGCGAAGAAAGTGACGAAACCGGTATTGTCGTGGCGAGCAGTTATGGCAGCGGCAATGACCGGCTTTTCTCAGCTGATGCGGATTACTCCGGGAAGTACTCGCCGAACGGCTGGGCGAAGCGGGCTATACGGGCGTATGAAGAGCACCACGCTGAAGCCATTGTCATTGAAACCAATCAGGGCGGGGACATGGCGGAGGACACGCTGCGTAATGCGGGTTTCCGCGGTCGCATCATTCGTGTGCACGCAAGTAAAGGCAAATTTGCCCGTGCGGAACCCATATCAGCACTCTACGAGCAGGGGCGGGTGGCGCACCGCGGCAGCCTCTACCAGCTGGAGAACCAGCTGCTGGAGTACGTGCCGGCCACCGCGAAGAAATCCCCCGACCGCCTGGATGCGCTGGTCTGGGCCATCACAGAGCTGTTCCAGCCAAAAGGTACAACAGTCCGTCCATTCTCTGCCTGACAGAACAGATATATGAGCAACGACGTTCGCAAGCGATCGCCAAAAATCGAGTCGATGGCCGGATGCTGGCCGATGATCACCGCACTGCTGGGCGGCACAGCAGCCATGCGGCAGGCGGGTAAAACGTACCTGCCTAAATGGCCCAATGAAGAAGAGGCGTTTTATAAAAACCGGCTGGCAACGGCCACGCTTTTCCCGGCCTTTTCACGTACGGTCGAGGTCCTGAGCGGCAAACCCTTTTCCCGTCCGGTGACATGGGATGAAAAAGTTGTGCCTCAACGTATCCGCGGGATGTTCGCGGATGTAGACCTGCAGGGCACCAATCTGCACTCCTTTCTGGCAGACATTTGTGAGGAGGCGATGGCGTACGGGCTCTGTGGCATCCTGGTCGAGCATCCCCCTGCAGAGAAGCAACTCTCCCTGGCCGAAGAACGACAGCGCGGGCTGAGGCCTTATTTCGTCAAGGTAAACGCGAACAGCCTGCTTGATTACGACTCAGAGCGCGTGAACGGACAGGAAACGTTCACCATGCTGCGCTTTGTTGAGACGGTGAGTGAGCGTGATCCGGATAATGAATTTGCCGTGAAAGACATTGAGCAGGTCAGGGTACTGAATCCCGGCCGCTGGCGGATTTATCGCGAAAAGCTTAATGAAACGAGCGGGGTACTGGAGTGGCAGCTGCACGATGAAGGCACCACCAGCCTTAACAAAATCACTTTTGTTCCGGTCTATGGCGACAAGCGTGGCTTTATGAATGGCCGGCCGCCGCTGGCGGAACTCGCGTGGCTCAACGTCGAACACTGGCAGTCGCGCAGCGATCAGCAGACCATTCTGCATGTCGCCCGCGTACCGGTGCTGTTCGGTAAGAAGCTGGGCGACGGTCCCATCTCGGTAGGTGCGGCATCGGCCATCCTGTCAGAAGAAGATGAGGCAGACCTGCGTTATGTGGAGCACAGCGGCAAAGCCATCGAGGCCGGGCGTACTGACATCATCGATCTTGAAGAGAAAATGCGTCAGATCGGGGCGGAACTGCTGGTGATCAAACCCGGGCACCGTACCGTGGTGCAGACGCTGACCGATAACGAGGCGAGTACCAGTGCCCTGCAGCGCATGGTATGCGACCTCACCGATGCTGCCCGGATGGCACTGCAATATCTGGCGGAATGGACAGGTGAACCCGATGGCGGGCACGTCACTATCTTCAGTGACTTTGGTGCCACCACGCTGGCAGAAGCCTCAACCGATTTCCTGGTAGGCATGTATAAAACGCGTGCGCTGTCTGACGAGACGCTGTTTAACGAGATACAGCGCCGCGGTCTTATCAACAGTGAACTCCGCTGGGCAGATGAGCAATTGCGCATCCGCGCCATGCCCCCTTCCATGCCAGAAAAGCCGGCAACAGCTGCGCCGGATTAATGGTTTTTAAGGCCCGTGCACATGCATGGGCTTTTTTATTGCCAGCCGCTGCGGATGCAGCGTGGCGCCCCGAGCCGGATGGCTCTTACCCGGTTGGATGACCTGATGAAACTGAAACTCGATGAAAATGGCCATGTTGTCGTAAACGATGGCAAACCCGTGTACGTGCAGGATGACGGCAAAGAGGTGGTGTTTGATGCACCCGGCACGCTGCAGACCATATCGCGTCTTAACGGTGAGGCGAAATCGCACCGCGAGCGCGCAGAGAGTGCGGAAACGCTGCTTAAAACCTTTGAAGGGATTGATGATCCGGCTGCGGCGCTGGCGGCTCTGGATACTGTTAAAAACCTCGAAGACAAAACGCTGGTGGATGCCGGTGAAGTCGAAAAGGTCCGCACGGAAGCCGTTCGTGCACTGGAAGAGAAATATGCGCCGATCGTGAAAGAGCGCGACGAACTTAACCAGAAGCTTACGGCGGAGAAAATTGGCGGGAGTTTCGCCCGTTCAAAATTCATCGCCGAGAAGATGAGCATTCCGGCTGACCTGGTGGAAGCCCGGTTTGGCAGTAATTTCCAGGTGGTCGGTGACGCCGTCACAGCTTTCGATCGTGAAGGCAACAAAATCTTCAGTGCGGTAAAACCCGGCGAAGCGGCAGGGTTTGATGAAGCGCTGAGCATCCTCGTTGAGCATTACCCGTATAAAGACCAGATCCTCAAAGGCACCGGTGCATCAGGCGGCGGTTCCGGCGGGGGGAATGGTAATACCAACCCCAACACACTTACCCGCGAACAGTTCGACTCCCTCAGCCCTCAGGAGCAGAGCGAAAGAGCGTGCGCGGGTGTACAGATTACCGATTAACAGGATATCCCTGAATGGCTAATACCCTGACTCAACTCATTCCCGACCTTTATCAGTCGCTGGATATTGTATCCCGCGAACTGTGCGGATTTATTCCTTCCATCACGCTGGACGCCTCGGCGGAACGTGCAGCCCTGAACCAGCCAATCCGTATTCCGCTAACACCTGCCTCAGAAGCTGAAGATGTGAAACCCGGTCAGCTTCCGCCAGATGATGGCGATCAGGATATTGGTAATGTGCCTCTGGCCATCACGAAATCCCGCATGGTGCCGTTCCGCTGGGAAGGCGAACAGCAGAAGGGCATTAAATCGGGTCCGGGCTATCACGGCATCCGCCGTGACCAGGTCACGCAGGCGATGCGCACGCTGGTCAATGAAATTGAATCAGACCTGGGCCAGCTCTTCCGCCGCGCATCCCGCGCCGCGGGAGAGGCGGGCAAAACACCGTTCAAAGATACCCTGACCGACACCGCCCAGGTGCGCAAAATCCTTACTGACAATGGTGCACCGCTGAGCGATCTGCAGTGCGTCATCGATACAACCGCAGGTGCGGCACTGCGCACCATGGCGCAGCTGACAAAAGCTAACGAAGCGGGTACGACAGCACTGCGTGCACAGGGAACCTTGCTGGAATTGCATGGTTTTACGCTCCGTGAGTCTGCGGGTGTGGCTTCAGTTAATGGGCAGGCGGGGACAACATTGAAACTGGCTGGTGACGAAAAAATTGCTCCCGGAGCACATTTTATTCCCGCCGCCGTCACCGCTTCTCAGGCCTCTTCCGGAGATGTACTGATTGCCGGGCATCATAAATACATCATTGCTCAGGTAGAGCCTGAAAAAGGCATCCACATCTTCGCGCCAGGCGTGCGTGATGAGATTCCGAAAGGGGCTGAGCTGAAGGTGGTGAGTAAGTTTACGGCCAACTTTGCGTTCAGTCGCTCTGCCATCATTCTGGCTACCCGTGCGCCGGCGTTGCCGGAAGAAGGTGATATGGCAGATGACCGCATCATGATCACCGACCCGCGCACCAATATGTCGTTCGAAGTCTCCATGTACAAACAGTATCGCCGCGTGCGCTATGAAATCGCCGCAGCATGGGGCTGTCAGAACATCAAACCGGAACACAGTGCCGTGCTCCTTGCCTGACCACACGCAATCGCTCCACAGTTAAAAATCAGAAGAGGCCACATATGCTTACTCCCCAGCAGCAGGCCGACGCACGCCGCTTTATGGGCTATCCCATGGTGGGAGATACGTCGCCAGACGATCGAAGTGATCTGGCTTACGCGCAGGTTACATCCGGCCGGTACCAGACACTGGCACATCGTCTGAAGACGATGCGGGCTGAGGAAGAAGCAATTATTGCGAGCTATCTGGTGACACTGGCAAGTCTGGAAAATTGCATCACGCGGGCAGCAGACAACCTTGATACAGATAAAGCGGCTGTCTGGCAGCGCAACCGGTCAGAAGTGTCAGACCGCACACGTCTTTATAATCAGTGGCGGCGTCAGCTGTGCGGGCTACTGGGCATTCCGCCGGGTCCGTCGCTGGGCAACGGTACATCAGTTGTGACCCGGTGCTGA